AATGCTCCTTATGGAAATCCCGAGCATCGCAGTAGTGACTGGCATAGGCTTCGGCGTTCGCAAATCTATTTTCAGCCTCGTTTGTCATTGAAGTGTCTCCCATTCAATTTTACCATTCACCGTTTTCGATAACTCTTTGAAAATACTCTGAATTGGCCTTAAGTTTAGCAGTCATTCGCACTTTCCGAACAGCCACGTCATCAGCTTCAGCATTGTATTTTGATCCACCTGCTCGCCTCGCGTGATCCGACTCACCGTTGCCGCTGATACTCCTAGCTCCGCAGCGAAGTCTCTGACCGCGATACCTTCGACAGCCAAATACAGTTTCAATAATTTTCCGATCATTCCACACCCAGGAATTTCACGGCCATGCTCCACGTCACCTCGTCGGGATGTTTGTCAGTGTATTTCTGCGTCGTGGCCATTGCCCACACATGCATGACTGCAAAGTAAAGCAGCTTGCGCGGAAACAGACTAACCAACCAGTACCAAAATTTTACCTGCCTATGACTCATAGAGAAGTTCCCCCTATTCAGTTTCAGATGCTTTCTTCGTCTTGCGCACGCTCTTCAGCTTTCGCCAGAATCCACCTTGCCACCGCGATAAGATCCGCCGACCGCATCTTAAGAAGACGACCTCCTTCTGCTCGTGGTTCGTTGCCCTCGCATATCTCGCCGTCCATCCCGTTGCCTGAATCCTCGAACTTGGCGAGAACGAATCTCCCATCCTTCACTTCGATACGGTCATCATTTGTAATAATTTCCATCACTCCTCCAATGCCTTAACGGCTGTACGAATGTCACCGGCAGTCACTTCACAGCGAATGATTGTCTCGTCCGGGTAGTTCACCGCGACGGCATCAGCGAGCTTCACGAATCGCAGTAGCGCGGTTCGGAGCTTTTCAATCTCAACCTGTACCTCATGCCCATTGAGAATGACGTGAGGCGGGCCAACCGAAGTAATCTCCGACTTAAGGTGCAGTTGCCGTTCGATCTCTGCTATCAGCTTGTTTGCCATTGTAGTACCCATTCTATTTCATCCCAAGGAGCCATGCAGTGAGCGCAAATGTCCTCGCCCTCTGGCCCGGTTCCGATCTTGTGCTGACAAGGTACAAGGGCTTGCTTTAGCCATTCGTTGTAATTTTCCAACACGAGAGGCCCTGCACCTTTCAATATTCGGTCGTGGCTGATCCAACATTTACCGAACTGAATACCTTCCGCCGTGACTCTTAAACTCTGTTTTGGCATTGAATGTCTCCGATTCAATTCGTGGCTTGAGCTTGACCGTCTTCTACTTGCTCGAAAGCAGAGAGACACACGCGCCCACCTGGATAAAATTCTTCTGGGTTATGCAGCTTCCAATCGCTGACAGCGCCATCGCCTTCGCCCTTACGGTAAACAACGGGCATGTTCCGGTTGAACTTCGCTAGTGCATCCTGCAAATCGCCTACGGTTTTAATCATTCGTTTCTCCCTTTTGTTAAGTGTTTCCATTGAATGTACTCGCATTCTCTTTCGATTAATCCGCCATCCATGGCAGCAAATTTCTAGCCGTAGCCGGAGCCGTAGCCGTCGCCGGAGCCGTAGCCGTCGCCGGAGCCGGAGCCGTAGCCGGAGCCGGAGCCGGAGCCGGAGCCGGAGCCGTCGCCGTAGCCGTCGCCGGAGCCGTAGCCGGAGCCGGAGCCGGAGCCGTCGCCGTAGCCGTCGCCGGAGCCGTAGCCGGAGCCGTAGCCGTCGCCGTTAATTAATCCGCTCATGATCTAACTCCTCTCGAAGCGTTTCTCCCCAAGACCGACTTGACGACTTGTCCAGTCGCTTGAGAACGTCCGCCACTTTCAGTTCCGTTTTGACTGAGATTCCTTCTTCTTTCGCCCATGCCGTTGCGCCTGCTCGACAAGCGCCAGTCGCCAAACAAAAGTCAGTGAGACTCACTAATCCCGATTTCTGAATTCGCTCAATGGCGTCTGCCTTTCCTGCGCCAGGATTCTGCTTCTCCTTCGCAGCTACTACCGCGTCGTGAAACGATTCCCCGTGAGCGCAGAAATGAGTTCCTTCGAGCGTGACGAACCACATGTCTCCATCAGCGGTCTTGAAGACCTCACAGACATGTCCGTTGCGCTGGACAACTCTTGGCGGTCCATCCGCCTCGATAGTTAGGCCATCCCGATAGAATTGCATTACAGACCCCAGGTACGGACGCTTTCAGTTGCTTCCGGTGTCATCTCGGCAATTTCAAGTCCGTTCGGATTGACGATAGTGACGCGGGCAAGCTCAGCTCCGAGCTGATGATCTTTTTTCGGTGCAAGGCCATTAGCCGCGACATCGCTGATAGAGCCCGTCTTGTCGCGGGTGAAAATTCGCCACAGGCGACGGGCTTTGGTAAGCGTGATGGTTTGTGTTGCGAAGTCCACAGACTCCACAATACCCGCATGAACGCCTGCGATATTCGATCGAACGATAACTGAAGTTCCAACTAGATTACTCATTTGCTTCTCTCCTTTTGTTATTGAACTAAACTAAAACTATTGAAGGACTCCACATTCTATTGAGCTCTCAGCTCATTGTTTAAAAACGCGTTCACCGCCATTAACTCTTTCACTTCTCGCTTCGTCTTCTCGTGCTTCAACTGCTCAGCCCACAGATCCATGCGCACTTGCTTCACGCGCTCACCTTCGTCCGGTCGCTCGCAGCTTGGGCAGATGAAACGCTTGCCGTGAGTCGCGCAGTATTCCATGACTAGAGTTTCGCCTTCTCTTTGCGCTCGCGCTTCACTTCAGCGACCACGCGAGCAATTAACTCGCGCAGATACTGCTCGATTGTCACGTAACGTTCGTTCACTGCGCCTTACCTCCACGAATTAGAAACACGACGAGGACCGTTGCGACTTGGCTGAGCGAGAACCATATGCCCAGCCAGTAGAGCGCACTCATTGCCTAACCATCTTGGCAATCGGGCCTGATGGTGCGACAGTCTCTGCGGGCATGCGCACGGCGCGTTTCTCTACTTCGTAAACCAAATCGCTCTGATGGATTGGATCGCGACCGCATGACATGAATAGAACGCTTAGGATTAAACACAGTACTCTTGGCATATTTACTCCTTGTTTCACTTATTCACCTTCTCAACTTTGATCTCGCTAGCCTTGTAGCTGCGTAGGTCGTATCCGCTCATGCGCAAGAGCGCTTTCTTGACTGCGGATTGTTTGGTTGTCGCTTGCACTTGAAACACCAACACGACAGGGATAGTCACTTGATACGGCTTCATCTAAAAATGCTCCTCGGCCCACTGGCCCTTTTCACGTTTGACCGCTCTGAACTTGAACGGATACTTGTCAGCGGCGACTTTGATCTTTACGCGTGCATCATCTTCCCAGAAGCCCTTGACCTCATGCACTTCAAGCTCTGAGTCGCGATTGAGCACAAAGAAGTCAGCCGTGTAGAATGTCTTTTCAGCCAGCCGCAGCTTGATCGCGTCGAATGCGTACCAGAGAATAGCGCCAGCGCTTTGCATGAGCGCCAAGTGCTGAGCGTAGGATGCTTCGAGTTTGTTCATCTGGCCTGGTATACGGCGCACGCCGCGAGCAACGTGCCTCACGGGTCCACCATGACCAGCCAGAAGGCCGACAGCAGCAGGACCGCGAGCCAAAACATCGTGTATACCGCGCGCTCAATGGGGTGTTGGTTGTTCATGCGGGTTCACCCATCCGATAGATATCAGCCAATTTGTTCTCAACTTTTCTACGCTGAATGATCCGCGCGGTTTCGTCGATCAACTCCAGCGCGCGCGCTAGATAGTCTTCAATCGTGCGCGTTTTAGTTAGCAGCGCTTGCGTGTTCTCTTCCCATTCAGTCTCGAAATACTTCTGCACGTAGCCCGCTACGATGATACCGGCGACTGGTTGATTAAAGATGTCTCGCATTCCAAGCGCCGTTAGTGCGGTTTCAATTGTGTTCGTCGCTTCCAGAAAGGTCATACAAATCCCTGTTCGACGTACTTGGTCGATTGACTATCGAAAACAATCGTTTTCCCGACAAAAGCCCCGCGTCTACGCATTTTTTGAAGTCTAAGCTCGCGGTCGGTATGTTTGCGAGCGCCGGAAGTGACAGCTTCCGCCTCAGGGCGATTAAATAAAAATACGTTGTGGGCTTCTTGAACGGCGGTACTTGAACCCTTGATGTCGAACTCTGAGATCACGCGCCCGCCATCGGTCTTCTTCGGATGCATGACCATAACGACGTGAACGTCCACTTGCTTGCAGAAAATAATCAGCTCATGAATGACGCGGTCCATTTCAATGATCTGCTCAGAAGAACGAGTGACTTCCATGAAGAAGTTCAGATTGTCGATAAACGCAATCTTGCAGCCATTCTTTTCAACCATGTGTCGGATGTCGTGCATGAGCTGCTCGACAGGCACGCGGTTCTCGTAGAGAGAAAACTCAATCGTATCGCTCTCTAGTAATTTAGCGTTCGCCATGTGCAGTCGTGACAGGCGATCGGGACTGATGGCATCCCCCGTGTTCAAATCTGCACCGGCCAGAACCGACAAGATTCGTTTCATAAAATCGGTGTGGCCAGTCTCTACAGAGAGAACGAAATGCTTTACGCCCTGCTTGAGTAGTTGAGCGGACATGTTCGCCAGAAACGTAGTTTTTCCGGCGCCGGTCGGGCCACAGAAAATAGTGAACTCGCGAGTTCTAAAACCGCCAACCATCTTGTTAAAATTCTGCCAGTCGCCAAGTGGGATGGATGGAAAGGGTAGAGCTAACTCCTCGATGGCCTGCAAATAGGTCTGGCGCATGTTCTGAGCGTGTATCGGCTTGAGGGTAATGGGTTGCCTCATGATGCTACCTCTTCGCCTCTTAAAATGGCTTCTGCGTCCGCCACGTTTTTTAGAGTTTCAGGCGCGCCGATTTTGCCTTGCAGGTAAACGCGCCAATCTTCGTTCAAGAACGTCGAGAGGTGCATCCGGTAGTCGGGTTTACTCTTCGAGTGGTAAACTTTGATCGCTCGGTGAAGATCGACGAGGTCATCGGGAGAAAACTGGCATCGAGAGAAGCACTCCGAAGAGTACTTCTTTTTTCCTATCCCTCCGTAGAGGTTCCAGACGATTTCAAATTCGTTGGAATACTCCAATTTGGTTGGGGCTTTATTTCTTCTTTCTTTCTTACCTTCTTCTATAAGGTTCGCGCCGTGTTCGCGCCGTGTTCGCGCCGTGTTCGCGAATCGTTCGCCCTCATTTAAATGAGTCCCTTCAAGGTACTGATAAGTGTCCCAATTACGAACAGTTGCAATACAACCGGATGGACTTGTTTCGTTCGCGATGCGTTCGCTCAAAACGAGATATTTGACCCACTTGCTGACAGTCGCTTTTGAACACTCCCACTTTATGGCGAGTTCGCTGATCCCGTAGACGACCGATCCAGGGGGGATAATCCGCTGTTCGCCTCTCCAGACAATCTTGGTTTCTTTCCATGTGGCGTTCAGGAGCATCCAACTCCAAAGAGTCCATAGATATGGTTTGGAAATCAGATCGCTCTCGATGGATTTTCGATGAAGCTTGATCCAGCCGCTAGTGATTCTGGCCATGAGGGTCTTTCGTGTGTTGGTACTGCTTGGTGTTTGGGTTGACTTGGAAAAGTAGGCGCGGGACAATAGATGTCTGCTCGCTGCACGTGAGTCCGAATTAGATTCGGATTTTATGTCGCGTTTGTGTCTCAACTCGGAGTAAAGCCCAGTAAAAGACGGTAAATAACGGGTGTTTAAGGTAAGCGGAAAGCCCCTTAGATTAAGACCTAACTTATTGATTTTATGGTCGGAGCGGCGGGATTCGAACCCACGACCCCTTGCACCCCATGCCAAGACATTTTTATCAATACCACTATACGTTCCGCAATTTTGACTAATTTGTGTCGCATTTATGCACCCGACTATTTGTGTCATTGCACACCTCCAAACGCAAGAGATGCGATCTGAGCCGTGTCGCTGACTCCGATGTGCAGATACGTTCGCTGAGCTTCTTCTAGGCTCATGCCCAATTGATAACATAGCGCGACATGGTTCTGAGTCAGCTGGAACATTCGAGTCGCGTAGGTGTGGCGCAAATCGTGCGGCGTATACTTTGGCGACAAGCCAGCCTTGCGAAGCGCCGCCTTCCATCCGTTCAGATGCTTGTCCATTGGGCGCGCGTGGTCGGTTTCCATGTGAAAGAAGTACGGGCTACCGGGGACAAGGCCAGCCCTACGGTGCAAGACTTCTAGCGCGTCCGGCGCTGAGACTATGAACTGGCGAGCTTGCCGGGTCTTTGTGTCCTGCTTTTCGAGGCTGATTACAGCTGTGTCGTTTTCCAGCAGTAGAAACCTTACACGACTCTTTGCTAAGTTCCTGACCTCACCTGGCCGCATTCCGGTGCGCAGCTGCAAAGTGATTCGGTCGCGCCAGACTTGGCTAGCGGCATCGAGTAGCCGCTCAATTTCGTCCTGCGGTATCACATGCCCACGCTCACGCGCATCCTCGCGCTCTTCGTTGAACTCAAACTGTAGAGGCGCCGGTAGCAGGCCCTTTTGGTGAGCGTACTTGGCGAGCATAACCATGTACTTCCAATGGTTGAACAGGCGTACCGTCGGATCTTTCAGGCGCAAGGCGTTCTTATAGTTCTCCCATACGGTAGCGTTCAGGTCAGATGCGAACGCGCAACGTTCGTTGAGATAGGGCTTGATGTGTAAGCGGTAGAATATTTCGGCCTGCTCATAGGTAGCGGGTGACTTGCTTTTCTTGAGCGCCACGATCTCGTCGCAAAGGTCTTCGCAGCGAGTAAGTCCCTTGGCTGCGCGCTTGCGTCCGAAACGCGCTTCAAAGATGAGGCGATCAGCTTCCTTGAGCGCATCCTTCCAAGTCTTGAACTCGCCCTTGTGCTCGCCGAGTAGCTTAGTCCGCAGCTGCTTACCTTCACCGCGCCAATTGACCCGGTAGGAAGTTTTAAACTTTCCCTCCCAGATCTCAAGATAGTAAGGCGCTTTAGGTATTTTCTTCCACTCGCTCATTGGAACGCCTTGAACCCCTCGCGCATTTTCTGCCTGTACTGCTCAAGATCAGAGCGCTTGAACTTCCAACGTCCGTTTTCCTTGAAGCGAGCAGGCGCCATTCCTTGCTTGATTCGGTTGTACATCGTCTGAGGCTTGATGCCGAGATAGTCGCACGCTTGTTCAAGCGTAAGCTCATCCGTGTATGGTTGTAGTCTCTCTGCTGCTGTCATCCATCCCCCAATTTAAAAACGGCGAGCGCGATTAGTTCACCCAGAGCTGTTCACGCCCGCCGTCCGCATCCTCCGAGCAGAGGAAATCAAAACGGAACATCGTCTCCTGCTGCCGCGTCTTCGACAGCAAGCTTTTTGACACTCAAGTCGTGTAGCGGAACGCTGAGCACTTTCTTCTCTTGCGCTGGTGTGATCATGCCGCCTTCACCCGGAATGACTTGAATGGAGTATTGAGTGCTTTGTTTGGTTCCAGAGCGCGATATGCGGACCCATACTTTCTCAAGTGGTACATCTTTGTTGATCATAATGAGCTGGTCGTAGACCTTGCGGCCCTGCTCAAAGATCATAGCCACAGGCTCATCGCGCAGGATAAAATTGAACCGGAAGCGACCAGTCGCCTTGCGATCATCTTCTGACTGACTTGCGCATGGGCCGCAAACCCCACTGTCACGCGTGCAAATGACTCCGCGATTATTGATCCAGTGCTGAAAGAACTTCACCGGCTCACCGCGAAACACGCCAACGGCGTTCTTGCCGTCCTCAATCTTAAGCATGTGTTTTCCAATTCCATTCGACCATTCTGGGAGCTGCATATAATTCCTTTACTATGGGCCTGTTACTAATTAGCCAGTCTTCCCTTGCCCAAGAGGAGAAGGCTTTCATTAAACGTGTTTCCATGTCTTCCTATTAATGATTCTAGAAATCTGGCTCTTATCGACGCCAGCGATGAGCGCCAGCTCAGAATGAGACAGCAGACCCGTTGCATGAAGTGCTTTTACTTTTAAAATGTCGCGATTTCGCAGGACGGAATTTCCGGCGCGTTCGCCATGTGCATGCCTACCTTTGCGATGCATGTCGGACATATTTTCATTGTGGTGTCCTAAGAACAGGTGTTCTGGGTTTACGCATGGCGTGTTGTCGCAACGATGAAGAACGTGAAGACCGCTTGAAATCGGCCCATGTGTAAACTCCCAAGATAGTCGATGCGCCAGCCGCATCTGGCCCTGCCATTTGAATCGGCCATACTGCTGGCGATGCCGATAGCCAGTCCACTCCCAACAACCGTTGGGTGCGTCCTTATTTACCATCGTCCAAAATCGTTCTTGAGTGTTACGTCGACTCATTGGTTTTAATTTCCTTCCACTCTGGCCGCTCAAGCGCTTGCCACTGACTACAAAAGCGACTCGCGGCGCAGTAGTGCAAACATCGCGTGCTCTGACCTACTCGCTTTTCAACGTAGAGAGAGCTGTCTTGCTTCGCGTGAGCAATTGCTTCCTCTTCATTCTCGTAAACCCTAGATGCGCGCTTAGCGCCCTGCTTGATCACAGCCCAAGTATCTGGCTTTGCCCATCTGTCTTCTGTTGAGCAGAGGGGTAGAGTGACTCTAGACTGTTGATGTAAAATTACGCGCTCGCGCAAGAACGCTGCAGCCTTGTTAGCGGGCCACATCGGAACAGCGATCATCACGACTTGCGTTTGCGGATAGTCCGCATCGCGTGCGGCTTCAAGCTTTGACCAGTCACGGAGGATGCCCACGATCTGCAAGCCCTTCACGGTTTCACCGTTCTGGCGCAGGATCTCGGCGTAGCAGTTCAGCTGTTGCTCATGTTCAATCGGCGCCTTGCCGCCTTTGAACTTGTAGCCCGTGGTTACTTTGTAGTCAGACAGCACGCCATCTTTACAGACCAGATCCATACCGCCCGAGACCGTCCAGCCTTCAACCGTGGCGGTCAAACGGCGCTCAGCGATGCCGGTCTGATTCGCGCGTTCTAATATCGTGTGGATACTTTGGCCAAGCAGCGACCAGATGCGCTCGCTAGCGTCCTCGCTGATTTCGTCCTCGTGTTGGCGCTTCAGAGCGATCTGGCGCGGAGGCGCGAGAAGTTCGGTCACGCTAATGTCAGCGCCGCCTTTCGTGTAGCCGTCATTGGCGACAGCGGCGACGATTGGATCGGGTAGACCTAGACGGTTAGTGAGTTTCATACTTCCCTCCTTGCATCACGGATGCGCTCGCGGCGTTCTTCAATGCAAATGGCGCAATACTCGTGACCGTCGTCATCCACGACGGCCTTACACTTAGGCGTCAAACAGATCAGCGCAACCGCCTTGAGTAGATCCTCGCCGAGCGCCGCTTTCTTATTGAACCGATATGTTCCGTTGTTCATGCGGCCCTCACTTGCTCAATCGTGATCGGCACGTAACTAATGCGGCCCATCTCAACGACTCGCTCAAAGAGCTTCACGCTCTCACCTTTGTTCACTGACAGATCAATGCGTAGAATCTCCGCGTTGAAATACGCATGTAGAACTCCGTCGCTGGTTTGCACTAGGTAGCGTGGCTCGCTCATGCGCAGTCTCCACCGCTCGGCGGCTCGCACGCTTCGCAATAGCGGTCATCCAGCGCGTCGCCGTCGCACTCAAAGTTTTTGCACATTCCCAGCGCACGTTTGCGTGTCGCTACTGCGGTGTAGCCCTCTGACAAGATCCACTGCGCGGATACTCTGGCGGCACGCGCTTCAGCCTCTGCTCTGACTGCATGCTCGGCGCGGGTGACTGCGATGGCGTAGTCCTGGCGCAGCGTGGAAAGGGTTGGATCAATGGGAAGTGTGTGAACTATCGCTAGGTTATGCTGCTTGTCTGTCGAACTCATAAGCCTCCCTTTGGGCGCACTTCCGCGCCAGCCAACACATAGTTGACTTAGACGGTATTCCGACATATTAACGCTCTGCGAAAGCTGTTCTAACTGGCCATCTTGGCCGGGAGGCGCAGAAGTATTTGCCGTACTTCCACGCCTAGAATCGTCGCGAGTTGTTTAAGGGCGTTCTTTTGAACCTGTTCGTCCTTAGGCAGCAGTCCGTCATTCAGCATGAGCTTGCCGGTGGTGCTCTTCAGCCCCATCTGGCTAATGACCCATTTCTTCTTCAGTCCCATCTTGGTGATTAGCTGCTCAACTAGCGGTGCATTCAGCATCATGCATATTACACTAACGAACTGTTTGGTTTTGGTCAACCAAAAACGAACGGCTTGTTAGTTACACCGTAGCTGACGGAGCATTAGGATAAGGTATGGAAAGTACAGCGGAAAAATTTGCCGCTAAACTCAAAGAGTTTCGGAAGGGTCGCAAGATGACCCAAGAAACCCTAGCAGAGCGTTTGGGTGTAGCGACCGAAACAGTGCAAAACTGGGAGCGCGGGCGCCGCTTTCCCGAGCCTCATAATATCGACAAATTATCGACGGAATTAGGGGTACAACCGGCCCATTTTTTCTCATATAAGCCGCTCATGCCAACACCGCTAGAAGCGCTGGAAGTCCTCCGTCGATTCATCGAGGATTCAAAGGAGATACCTCCTAAGGCCGCTCAAATCATCTCAAGAGGGTTGACTGAAGGCTTGTTATCTACGGATGAGCCTGCCAAGCATAAAACTCAACTTGTGAAGAAGAAAATAAAGTAAATCGTGGATTTCTCTGCAACGGTCGCACTTGCGACGTTCTAATTGCTCCGTCATTTGAAATACCTCCTTTCCATGGGGTGTTATTCCATTCAAAATAAATTGATATTGTCCGGCGATGGTTAAGCTCTTTAAACTTAATAATATTGTTAAACGTACTGACAGTGTCAGCGCTGTCACATCTTAAATTCTTATCGGAATAGCCGATACTAGAGCTATGAAGAACGTACTTGCCGTTACCGTTGCTCTATTTCTCGTCGCCTGCGCATCTCTAAATTCCCGCTGGGCAAGTGTCGCGCCCGGAATGTCGAAAGACGAGGTCGTAGCTCTAATGGGAAACCCTAAGCTGTTCAATGAAAAATCTTTAGCATGGGAGATGGATGCATTCACTGGATGTTGGGTTAATCTTGGTGTTGACGGTAAGGTGAAAGAAAAGATTTGTCATCGCGATGAGGAAGCCTACCAGCGAGATCAACAAGCTCGCGCTCAAGCTTGGCAGAATTACCTTCAACAAGCATCAAGAGATCAGGAACGTAAAGAGCAACTTGAGATGCAGCGGCGCCCAACAAGCACTAATTGCACGACTCGCCAGACTTACGGAAATAACGTAGAAACCAATTGCACGAGCTACTAAGCCGCGCCTCCGCGATTGCCTTCACCCGTCACTTCAAACGTCAGATCAGTCAGCGCGTTGCCCAAGATAAAGATCACGTAGAACGGGTCAGCGTGGCCCAGTTCTTTGATCAGCGATTCTAGGCGCTGATACTTAGGCCCGCAGCGCTTCAAGTGAATGTCGGGCATGCGCTTAGTAGCGCTTGGCTTGCGGCGGGTAGAGCGCTTGCGTTTTGGTGACATGGCCAAACTCCTTTAGGTCAATGCATTCGCACGCATCGAGCTTGGCGTTGTACCTTCCATCGGTATAGCCCGCCCAGCGGCACGCGACTGCGCACTGTTCGCGCTTTACGTCAGCAAGAGTGAGGCAAACGAGAAGCGCTAGCATGGAATGAAACGCGGCCCGAAGGCATCTATAGCGCCAAAACCAGGCGTCCAGTGCGTGATCTTTTGTGGAGTGTAGGTCAGGCCCTTACTCATCGGATCGCCAGCAACGCCAGAGTTCATCTCGAAGAGTACGCCGCCACGGATCTGCCGCCAAACCACACCGCCCACATGCGTATGTCCGTTGATGCAGGAGAGTAGAGTGTAATTCCTGTGGTCGCCGAGCTTTGAGCGATACCCGTGAAATACGATGATGTCTTCTGCAAGGTGAAGTTCCTCGCGCGGGTCGTGGATGGTTTTGACTCCTTCATAAGTGAACAGCCTTTCAAGCTCACGGGCGACCCAGTCCTCGGCAGAGGGATAAGACTCCAGAATGCGCTTGAGCGGTCTGATATCGTGATTGCCCATCATCTGAACGCACTTAGAATTAGGTGAGCGTCTTCGCACCTCAGCCCAAAACTTCTCATTCTGCTCGCGCGCCATCTTCTCTTCATCCCGTGGCGTGAATATGTTGTGAGAGCGAGGAAATTTCGAGTGCGAGAACATGTCCCATGCATCGCCGTTCACGATGACCCATTCGGGCTGATACTCTTCGATGTAGACCCAGAACGCATCAATGACGCGCTGACAATGAAACGGCCAATGGATGTCTGAGATGATGGCAGCACTCGGATACGGGCCGCGCGGCTTGTACTCCGCTGGCGTGTACTCGGCAATGTGGCGCTCAACATCACGAACAAAAATGGAGCTATCTATCTTGCGCTCTTTGTTGCGTTCAGTGGGCGAACCCATTCCAGCCGCGTGCAGGAGCGTGACGTAGCCACCTATCTTGTTCAGCTTGTAGTCCCCGCCCTTGATATGAGTTTGAAACTCCCTGCGCGTCGGCACGTGGCCAAGCTCTAAGGTTAGATCCTTAACCACATTCACCATCTCGCCGAGCAAGTCGTGACTCATTCACATTAGCGTGAGGCACGAGGGCGACTTAGGCAAGTAGCGGCTAGCTAAGCGCTTGTGTCAGCTCGTGAGATTGCGGCAAGGAGAAGCTCGCGGATCTTCTTACTGAAGCGCCTGCCGCTCTGCTCTTGCAAGCGGTCGTAGCGCGCTTTCATCGTGGCGGGTAGCCAGATGGTCACGCATTCGCGGTCTTTTAGGCTGCTTTCCTGCTCATTTTCGCTCGGATTGAAATTGCTCAGAATGGCGTCGAGTGACTGCATCTCTTTCATTCCTTCACTATAAGTAATGTGTTCTTAAATAAAACATAAACAACATGTTTAGCTTTTGTAAAGATGCACAGAATATAAAGTCTGAATGTGGATCAATCCGAACTTGCGAAGCCAAGTAATTTGAATGACGCGGATAAACCGTACTCACGCGCGCTCACACCTAAACAACTCGCGTTCATCGCGGCTTACGATGGCAACGGAACCGAGTCAGCCAGACGCGCGGGATATGAAGGCGACGAAGCTACGCTGGCCGTAACAGCCTCACGTTTGCTAAATAACGCTAAGATCGTCTCAGCCATACATGAGCGCTTACAGGTCGCTTGTACGGGCCTAATCGCCACACGCGAGGAACTCCAGGCGCTCTGGACGATGCTTGCGAATGACCCGCTCTTGGAACCCAAGGACCGAATCAAGTCGAGTGAACTTCTCGCCAAGAGCCACGCTATGTTTGTCGACAAGCACGAACACTCAGGCCCGGACGGTAAGCCCATCGCGCTCACCGCTTCCATGAGCGAAGAGCAAATAGACGCACGCATCAAGGCGTTGGAAGACAAGCGCAAGGCTGCGCTGACTCTGAAAGAGGAGTCCTAGTGCCGTCCTATACGCCTCAAGCTGGCCATGTTTGGAACCCGCTCAGAAAGCACCGCAACATCCAGTGTCCGTGCCAAAGCGGATACAAGGTCAAAGCGTGTTGTGGACTATTTCCCACAGTGCCAGTCAAGACTGCAGAAGTGCTAGGCAAATTCCTGCGCATACGAGGACTCGCATGAGTCACACACACGAGCATTCGCTTGCCCATCGTCCACCGCAAGGAGCAAACGGCTCGCCTGACAAGCTTCACGTGATCGCGGTTATTAGTAATCCCATTCGTTACACGTCACGCTATGCGCTCTTTCGTAAGTTTGAGCAGTTCATGCTCCGTGAGCCATTGGTTCAATTTCACGTTGTCGAGCAGGCGTTCGGGCGTAGACCGTTTGAAGTAACTGACTCAAGCAGCGCGAATCATCTGCAACTCAGAACCTACGATGAGCTTTGGCACAAAGAGAACATGGTCAATCTAGGCGTTCAGCGCTTGCCCGCTGACTGGAAGTACGTCGCTTGGATCGACGCTGACATTGAGTTTCAACGCAAGGACTGGGTAACTGAAACGCTTCAACAGCTTCAGCACTTTATGATTGTGCAGATGTTCCAGACCGCAGTTGACCTTGGCTCAACCGGCGAGACGATGGGCGTTCACAATGGGTTCGCTTGGAGTTATCTCAGCGGTAAGCCCAGACCCAAGAAGCAAGCATCAGGATACTCTTACCCGCACTGGCATCCAGGCTACGCGTGGGCCATGCGGCGCGAAGCATGGGAGGCACTAGGCGGATTGTACGATGTGAGTATCTTGGGTAGCGGCGATCACTTAATGGCATGGTCTCTGATTGGCGAGAACATGCTGCCTGATTCAATGAGCGACGGCTACAAGAAGTCACTTGCTGACTGGCAAGGTCGCGCGGTGAGGCTGATTAATCACGATATTGGCTTTGTGCCTGGTACGATTGTCCACTTTTACCACGGCCACAAATCTAATCGTAAATATCAGAGCCGCTGGCAGATATTGGAGCGCTCTAAGTTTGACCCGTTCCTCGACCTTAAACGAGATTGGCAAGGCTTGTATCAGCTGGACACCGACGGCTCCGCTCGCATGATCGGACTCCGTGACGACATCAGGCAGTACTTACGCGTGCGGGATGAAGATGGGGTGTTGGGCTTATGAGCGATGAGATGCAAGACAAGCTAGCCGTGATGCTGGCGCAAATACTCACTGAGCTTCAGGAGATCAACCAAACACTTCAGGCATTCAAAGCGCCCAACGCCAAGCCAGCTAGCACAAGAGACATCTACGGATATGGAGAAGACAAATGAAGACGCTAAAAGAAGTCTATTTAGAATGGGCCAAGCGCGAAGGCGGTAAGATTGGCGTATCAATTGCGAACCTGTCTGAGCTTGGCGCACATCTCAGCGACATGATGCTTGAGACATTTCCTGATGTGTCTGACCTCTTACTGAAGAATGCACAAAGGCGCAAACGAGTGCGCGAGCGTAAGCGCAGAGCGAAACGCTAGGATGGCGCGTGCTCGATCTAAATAACCCCCTGCACGCGCGCTACTATATCCAAACGTGGATTGACCGAGGCGATTTGGTCATGGGTTCTGTCGATGCGCCGCTAGCGTTAGAAGAAGGCACTGACTATGAAGTGCTTTGTGTCGCTAAGCAATTGTTCCTTCAGCATGACCCACGCGAAACGGTCGGCAGCCAGAAAGACCCGCTGTGATGACGTTGGCCGAGAAGCAAGAGTACATGCTGCTCTTGGAGGAGAAAGAGCGCAGGGATGCACTCTGGAAACCACTGCCAGGTCCGCAGACGCTTGCCTTTGAGAGTCAGGCGGACATCTTGGGTTACGGGGGCGCTGCAGGCGGAGGGAAGACCGATCTCGCGTGCGGAAAAGCCATCAGGCGTCACAAGCATTCGATGATCTTGCGTCGCGAAGCTACGCAGCTCACTGCAGTCATTGACCGTCTAACCCAACTCATAGGGACAAGAGACGGCTACAACGGCCAAGCCAAAATATGGAGACTAAAGAGCCGACAGATTGAGTTTGGTAGCGTCCCGCATCTTGGGGATGAAACGAGATATCAAGGGCGACCACATGACTTCTTATGCGTAGGAAAAGGAACGCCAGTGAGAATGGCCAATGGCTCCTTAAAACCTATAGAAGCAATCACTGCCGGTGAGTATGTCGATACCCTTGAAGGACCGAGGCGAGTTATTCGTCAATGGCCCAAGAGATTCGATAGTGCGGTCAAGTTGACAGTAGGCGATTACTCTCAGGTGCAGTCGCGGACCCATCAGGTTTTTTCAGGCGAGGCATGGGTTTCCCTTTGCGACTTGTTCGCGTCCAAGAACGACCAGCGCGCCGACAGACTCTTGAGACAGTCATGGTTCCGCAGCCAAGATCGGCAGCGATCTGTCTTAGGGTCTTTCCGCCGGTTTGCGCAGCGGATAGGATCTTATCTCGAACAGCATCGTCAATCTTCACTGGCGACCGTCTCTTACGCGTGGCAATCAGGTCAGGAAAGCGATTTCTCAGAGTCATCGAATCAACGCGAAGCTGTAGAGCAGCATCTTTCAAGCTTCGACCCTCCAGCGCAGCAATCACCATATCGCGCGTTATTGGCGCCAACCTTTTCGCTGCCATCTTGGTCGTGTGGTGTGATCGGTGTGCTGAAACAGTCATCACTTCAAGATTGGATGGATCATTGTTTAGCTTATTCTCGTCAATATGGTGGACGCATTCTTGAACTCGTGGGTCTGCATTCTGATAAAGCGGTCTGCCCAGTTTGGCTTCACCGATCAAGCGATGCTGAGCGACCCAGCCCCATCCATTCGCTAGATGATGTGTCGGGACGTACTCCCAAATGTAGTGCCCATAAATCATCGTATCTCCACCCATACACGCAGGAAACTCGTTCAATCGATTCATACGGAGATTTCGCATTTTCTACCTTCAAGCCCGTTGGTTCGGTCGAGTTGTTCGATCTCGAAATTGACGGGGCGAACCACTATATAACAGGGCCTGGATTAGTAAATAAGAACTGTTTCGATGAAGCGACAAACTTCTTAGAATCTCAGGTGAGATTCCTCTTGGGTTGGCTTAGAACCATCGACTCTAGTCAAAAGTGCCAAGCGCTCTTCACTTTCAACCCGCCGACCAGCGCTGAAGGACAATGGGTCATTCCGTTCTTTGCTCCGTGGCTAGATAAGAACCATCCAAACCCAGCAAAGGCTGGCGAACTGCGTCC